CTCGGCTTTTCGTCTCATGAGATCTGTTCCTGCTTGCTGGTACAACCCTGTCTATTTCATTAATCAAGTCTTCCGTTGCTATCACCTTGGCGCTACAGCAGATCCGTTGATGCTAAATGAGCTTCGGACACCTCTTAAGCAAGTATTGGCAATGTCTCATAAGAAGCGGACCGGCGAGTGGCCAAAAGGTGTGTTGGACATTCTTGAGACAGCAGATCCTGATGCGAGAGATATTATGGATCGTTCGGGAAGGATAACAGAGTCTGTTGCGGAGCTGTGGATGACTCAGGGTGACGGTGCTGCTCTTTGGGATAGTAAGGCTGTTAAAGTGAGAGACAAGACAAATGTGCCACATTGCACTATAAAGATGGTTGAGCCAGGTGATTTTAATCACATACCTCAGGAGAACAAAAGGGAGATACTTGTGTTCATGGGTAAAGATCCAGTCGACGAAGCTGATGCGTACACTAGTTGTCTCATCAATGGCACAGTTGCGAAAGAGCCTGTCCTTGTTACGCCAAAACCAGAGCAGAAATTCGGGTCAAGGGTTGTGGCAATGGAGTACCAGTCGAAAAGGAAGATGAACTCCGTTAGGCAAAACAATCTTGTGCCGATTTCTGATACAATACCTGGTAGCCTTCTTCATGCGTCATCAAGCAGACTTCAGGCAATTGAGAAAAATAATACGTCTCTTCTGGCAATGAACGACGACTGGACCAGCGACACGGCTTGCATGATGATAGGGGTTGACTTTACGAAGTTTGGTCATTACATTGCCCATGAGCTGCAGTTGTTGGTGGCCGAAGTTTGTGATGATTACTTTGGGACTAAGCATCTAAAGTTGGCGACTGCGCAATTGAAGAATCAGGTTATCATAACTCGAGCTTGTGGGTTTGTTCTGTCTTTTGACAACATTGAAGGTTCGGATGGTCAAGGACTTCGAAACGGTGACTGGGAATTTATGCTAGGTGCGATGGCAATCACTGTTTTCAAAGCGCTTCGAAAATCGCTTAGTTGTGTGACTAGTGATTCAAGGATTGACTTGTCTTATTTTATGGACGATCACAACTTCCCGGTCTGTGCAAAGATTCCTCCGGAGAAAAGCGACAAAAACAGCAAGGAGTACCTCGACTTTTGCGTTGAAACTGGCAGTATGGCAAGGGAAATCATTCAGACTACCTACAACGGGCTAGGTTTGTGTGCCGAGGCATCGAAGGCAACTACAAGTATCCGTGGTTATGGGCAAACTGGCGACGTTTACACAAAAAACGGTGTTGTGAGGATGGTTTCAAAAGGGCAGAAATCGGGTCTAGTTAAGCCAAAGCACGTTGCACCTTCTATTGGCGAATGGATATCTGTTGCAACTGGCACTTTTGCTTCGGCTAGTCAAAACGGATGCGAGCCTCATCATGCTTATTCGGCAATGCTCTTTTGCTCAGCGTTTCACGTTTATCGAGACTCGCCTTACAAGAGTTTGGACAGTTGTGCTACACTTGGCTTTACTATGGCTCTGCCGCGACCTCTTGGTGGTTTAGGTGTTCCATGCTTGGTTAATGGTCTGATAGACAGGGGGGTTTTTCGACATGACGATGTACTGCTCTCGGTTTTTGATCATGCCAATGGAGATGGCCCGTTTTCAAAGTTGAGTCGAATAGCTCTCAGTAGGTTG